ATCGTCTTCCGCGAGTCCACCACCTCGAGCACCTTGGACAGGGCAGGCGATGCCCGCACCATCGCAGCGGCTTCGCGGTAGATGATGCCTGCGGATTCACGGTCAGTGCATGCCCCGTAGACTTCGGCTCCTGGCTCCTCGTCGGCTAGGAGCATGTACAGGGCGATGCCAGCAAGCAACGTGCTCTTTCCGTTCTTCTTGGGCACCTCAATGTAGGCCACGCGGCGCTGCCGCATGCCATCGGGCTTCAGCCTGCCGAAGAGCTCGCGGAAAATGTCGTGTTGCCACGGCAGTAGCGTGAATCGCTCGCCTGCGTGCTGGCCCTTGGAGTGACGCAGCACGCCTTCAAAGAATCGCACCACGCGCCGGTACTTAGCCTCGCCAGCCGGCGAAAGCTTAGGCACCTTCGGAGGCGAAGAACGCCTCGAGGTCGTCTTTCGGCGTTTCGGCTTTTGTCCCAAGTCGCACCCTGCTGCTAGGCGTCAGTCCGAAGTCGCCCATGAGACTGGCCTGCAGTACGACGAGCCCACGATACAGACTGCCGGCGGGATTCGGTTTCACGCCACCGAGGTCCGTTTTGATTGTTGGGCCGCTGGCCCTGAGCTCGAGCAGGCAGGCTTGAGCAGCTGCGTGGACTTCGCACAGCGTGGCCAGTGCTTCGCCGTCGCCCGTGGTCAGCACTCCCATGCTCGCAAGGATGTCAACGAGTTCGTGCCACTTGGCAACCGCAATCGGCTCAACGGCCAGGCGTTCCGGCATCGGCGGCGTGCCGGGCGGCGCGGACGGCTCGCGTTTGGCCGGGCCGCGTTGGGTGCCTTCAAGAATCTTGATGGCGGTTGGCTTTGGTTTCCGGCCCATTGCGTTTGGCTCTCAAAAACGGCGTCGGGTTTCTGCGACACGCGCACAGAGAGATACCACGGGGTTTATATGGCCGGCTCGCCCATACTTCCGACCCGCCCCCGGTCGCCGCGTTCTCGTAGCGTCTTACGTGCGTGGCACGCGATACAAAGGCATTGGCCGTTGCCTACGTCGTACCGCTCGCCCCCCTGGCTAATGGGCTTTACGTGGTCAGCCTGGGCCTCCTTCGGGCCACCGCAGACGCGGCCGCATTCCCTGCACGTCCAAGCGTCTCGCGTCAGAACAGCCTGCCGCCACGCTCGGTGAGCCTTGGAGCAGTACCCACGGGCTGCCGCATTCGGGCGTGTGCTCTCGTCCCTCTTGCGTGCGGGACGCAAACGCAGCGGCCTGTGGATTGGAATGCGGGTTGGCACTAGGACTTCATCACGATCGACACAGTCGCCGTGGCGTTCGTGTTGGCTGCCACGAGCTTGACGTACGGCACGGCATACGACGCATCGGGCAGGGCGTACATCGTTTGGTTGTTCGTGCTGGGTGCCAGCGTGATAGAAGCCACCGCACCGTCAGAGCCGTACAGCTGAGCGAACGTGCCAGCGTCCGTGGTGTTGCCCCAGACGTTGATCGTCGCGGCATTAGTCGTGATCGTCGGCAGCTGCATCACAGCGCCTGCCATGTCCTCAAGCCGCAGCGTCGTGCAGCTGGCGGTGGCGGTTGCAACCGTGGCGGTGACAACGCGAAAACTTCGGCGGATGCGTACCTGACTCATGCTCGCTCCTCAGTGTGTGGCTCGGGTCGTGCCCGAATCGTGGCCTCTGCCGTTACTGTACGGGAATCTGCGGCAGTTCTTGCAGATACGTGGCCGCGTCAATCTCTTCAATCACGCCGCTACTGAGCACGGACGAAAGCATCTGTTCCGATGCCGCGTACTCACAGAACGCCTCAGACGTAGCCAGCATGACGCGACCTTGCGTGTCTCGCGGGGCAACGGCTGCAGGGTCGATGCAAGTCACCGTCTTCGTCTCTGCGTTTGGGTGCCCCCACGCAGCATCCAGCGTGGAGCGAATCTGCTCATACGCTTCTTCACCAGCAAGGCAGCGGAAGTATCGCATTAGATGCCCCACTTCGTCCGCAGGTAGTTCGTTGCAGCAGTTAGCGTTGCCGTGGACAACTCAGAAGACGAAAAGATCGCTTCGTACAGCCAGCCCTTGTAGTATGTCCCAAGGTCGTTCTGACCGAGCAGGTGAGTTGTTCCTGCGGCAAAGTCTGCCGCCACGTCATGGGCTGTAGCACCATTGACGTACACGCGGTAGGCAGAAGATGACGAGGTAATGGAGAGCACAGCGGCCGACGCCGTTGGCATCAATGGGGACGCCACGTTGTTCAACCGCGTTGTCTTGAACGCCCCTATGTAGGTGCGTGCGGTCGGATATGCCCAAAAAGCCTGATTGTTCCTCGTCGTGTAAAGGGCGTATTCGTTATCAGCATCGGGCTTGAACGCAAAGATAGAGGTCGCAGCAGACGGAAAGTTTGCGGACAGGTCGCCCATGGCGTAACTGTCATTGACCCCGTCGAAGTAAACCGCGTTCCTCCCGTTCTGAACCGTAAGCTGATATGCGGGCTGATTGTTGGCCGTGTTCTGCGTGGCCTTGATTGCTCCACCAGCTGCGTCGCGCCACTCACTCACGCCAGTTCCGACAGTGAGGGTGGACGACTGCGATGCGTCCAGCCAATAAACAAGCCCGCTCAACGCTTTAACGTTGAATCCCGTGGCTCTCGGCCTCAATAGTCTCGGACTCATTCCCATGGCTCAGTTCTCCTGGCTTTCGCCGGCTCGAGGCTGGAGGGCGTAGAGCAATCGCGTCTGCTCGCTCACGGCCTTGCTGATCTCGCGTTGCGTTTCGCTCAATGACTTCACGAAAGTCCGGTGTTCTTCCACCAACGGCAGCAGCACGTCTTGGCGTAGCACCCAGCCGCAGGCAATGGCGACCAAAGTGGGAAATCCCCACCGCTCAATGATGCCGTAGAGCGTGTCTTTCGCAGCGTCCGTCATCGGCACAACTCCGTCATTTCTTCATGGTTAGCCCACCACTTCTTTAGCAGCTGCTTGATGATTTCGCTGATGAGCGTGCCGAGCACCATGGCAAGAATGAATCCCATGCCAATCTCGTTGTGCTCTTCTCGCTTGATGCTGCGGGCCAGGTGGACGCCCACAACTTCAGCCTCTTTCTCGTCGCACTGGCGAAGCACAGCCACGGGCCATTTCTTCAGCGCCCGGTTGATGATGCGAGACACGCGGGCCCGGCCTGCCACCCGCTTAGTAAGCGGCAAGTCGTTCCACACGGATTCGTGAAGGTCTTCAAGTGTCATTTGCAGTTGAGGCAGACGCTTTTGGGCTTCTTTCCGGTGCCATCGCAAGCCGGGCATTTCGTGCTGATCTTCCCGTCACCGAGAGTGCCCTTGCCGTGGCAGTTCTCGCATTCGTCTGTCACGGGCGTCGGGGCAATCTCTTGCCGCAGCTGCGTCACCATGCGGGCCGTCTCGCAGGCTAGATCCGCAGTCAAGCCATCATCCGGTGGGATGGAAGCCATGACGCAACCGGACACGACAAGCAGGCAGACGAGAAAACGCATCAGAGAATCCCCTTGAGCCAATCACTTGGAAGTTCACGCGGCTTGAAGCCTTCAAAGCCGGCAATGCAAAACGAATCGTCGCCGGTTACCATGCGATCTATGACGGGAAACTCAACCCAACCACCAGAGAACTGGAAAGGCTTAGGCAACGACGTGTCGGGCTTGCCCGTGTAGCAGTTGCCCCACGAGTTCTCCACGTAGATGGCTGGCCTGGGCTTCCATCGCACCCCAATAGCCATTTGGCAATGAGCCCAAGAGCCGGAAGGGGTCATGTAGCCCCCAACTCCTTCAATGCTTTTGAGCGTCATTGAAAATCCAATCCCGGCACAGATGGCCGTTGGGTAGCCCGACGCCAGCCCCTTGGCTATGTCGGTGGCACTTCGCACCAATGCCACGTTCTGCACCTTGTGCTCACGGGCAAACGGCTCAAGGTAATCGGGCACGCCGTCGCGGCCCCATGACTTCTCAAGCGTGCCGCTCTGCTCAATGTACGTCTTTGTGCCGTACGCCTGGCCGAGGTGCAGCGTGCCGTATTGGCTCACGGCCTTGGCCGCAGCACCGCCATAGGAACCGTCGCCGCCGTAGTTCTTCTGGCCACGGACTTCAACGCGGCTGAACCCGTAGACGCTGGCACACAGAGTGTCACCGCCGTACGCTTCGGGCTCGTTTCGCAGCACCACGTCGCAGGCCGCAAGCACGTCCACCGACAACGCCCAGCCCCAGCCGACGCAGCTGCCGATTGTTTGAGCCCCACGCTTCCAGCCGGGATTCACCTGCAGCAGGGCGTTGCCAAGAAAGACATCCTTGGACTCGTCCAGGGCGAGATCCGGCCCGGCGAGTGCCAGCGTCGGCTTATCGAGCGTGGATAGAAACGCATCGGTGCCGGCACGGTTGGGCTGATAGCCAAAGAGTGGAACGAAGCCGGTCATCGTTCAACCCTTGTGTTGGCCGGCCCACGCAATGGCCTTGGAGAGTTCCACGTAACGGGCTCGCATGTCAGCCGTCACCGGCACAACGTCCTTGCCCAGCACCTGGCCGTAGGCGGCCTCGACGGCGGCCCGAAGCGGCTCGTTGCTGCCTGCGGCGTGCTGCCCGATTCGCCGCCACGCAATGTCCAAGGCCAGCGCCGTGAAGGCTCGGAGGCTGCGGGTGTCAGTGAAGACCACCTCAGTGGTAACAGCGTCCCCGGCGACAACGACGCCGGCCTTAGTCCAAGTCTGAGCCCACAAAAGCCGGTCGCCTGCCGGCATGCCTTTCATCGCCAGGGCAATCGGGGCCACCACGGCCTGCATCTCCACGCTCGGCGTCTCCACGACAATCGTTGGCACGGCACCTTCTGGCATTCGCGGCATCGGGATCTTGCCCCACGCGGCAGCAATCAGGAGCCCTGCGGCTGCGAACCGGGCGAGGCCGGCTCGGTGTTGCTTGGCGGCTTCGGTGGCCGCAGAGAGCCAGCCGGCAACGGTGTCCCGGTACGGGGCGGCCAGCAGAGCAACCGCCGCCACCACGGCAGCAAGGCGTATGAGGGACTCATCGTTCAACGGACGGCCTCCACTTGGAGCAACGCCCAGCGCACGAGGGCCTCCCCCTGCGGTGCTCGAACGATGTCGCCCAGCAGCTTCACCAGCTGATCATCTGCCTTGGCGTCTGTCTTGCTGGCCAGCCATTCGGCGGCCTCGGCCACGATCAGCGATTTCTTGTACGGGTCCGACTCGTTCACGAGCCGCTGGCCGTAGCCAATCAGCGGACTCCATGCGTTGAGCAATGCAATCTGCTGCCAGATGTTTAGGTTCGCACCGTACTGCTCGAGCTCGGCGGGCGTTGCTTCGTATGCGGGCATGGCTAGTCCTCCTCGTCTGATTCTGCCTCTTCCTCGTCACTGCTTGCAGTTGAGTGCAGCACGGTGTCCTGCAGTTCCTGATAGAGAAACCGCCAGATGTCCTTGGCCTCGTCGTGTGCGTCTTTGGCGTCCAAGCGAAAGGGCTGCTGCCATACTTCTTCTTCGAGCACCTTGGCATTGCCGTCCGTGTAGTAGGCGTACACGTACAGCCGCCCATACTCCACGACGATGCGGCGAACGATTGCGTCTTTTTCTTTTGCCATCACTCGCCCCTCATTCCGTCGATGAGCCCCTCAATCGGATCGTCACCACGTTCGTGCGGTGCGTCGAACCGAAACCGAACAAAGTCCGTTTCGGTCTTGCGGTAAGCCTTGTCGGCTGGCTCGGCCAACCTGTCGGCCAGGTGCTTAGCCCTGATGGCGGCACAATGCTGGCGAATCTCTGCCGGCGTCGGGTCGCCGTGTCGTGGCCCCTTCTTTCGCTTGCTGCGGTCTAGGCGTAGCGGCAGGTGCAGTCGGTCACGCAGCCGAATGATCTGGTCGCGACTCACGCCAAGAAACGATGTCATCTCAGCGTATGTGGAACCAGACGCCCACACGCTTGTCAGCAACGCTTGAAACGACCTACACGCCGTCGAGACTGTTCGCCGCATGGGCAGTCTCCATCCAACTCATCAGCATTCGCTGCGACGGGTTAAGGTACAAATGCTGGCCCGTGGCTCGGGCAATGCTCTGGTGGAACGGCACGTGCTCGCAGTCCGTCGTGCCGTCATAGGTTCCACGCAGGTAGGCGTCGGTGCGGTAGATTGCCATGCCGCCAAACGCAGACGAAACGAGCACGGGCGGCGAGCCAACCGGCGGCAGCCACGTATAGCCAAAGCCGCCATACCCGTTTTGGTATGTGTCGAAGTAGCACTCGGCCTGCCCAACGCCACGCAATGCCCACAAGTCATAGTGGTGCCACTGCGGCCCATGTCCGAAGTCGTACTGAAAGAGCGACGTGCTCGCCATGCCATACGCACCCTGCAACTCAACGAGCCACCCAATGCCGTTCAGCACGCCTTGATGGTTCCACCCGCCCCACGCATCCCAGTCAATGACGCACACATAGTCCGCGTCGGGCGAGCACGAACGTACCCACCGCTGGCATGAGTCTCGGTACTCAGCCAGGGCGATCGTGCGACGGCCCGCGAACTCAGCCCCGTGCTGCTCACGGCCCAGAATCTGATAGTGAAACGTGGCCTGCGGTTTCTCGCGGCAGTAGTCGTGCAGCACGTCTAGCGTGGCGTCTTCGCAGTCGTTGCTCTCAATGTGCAACGACCACGAGCCGCAGAGATCCTGCAGTTGCTCGAGGTGGCCAAGATTCTGGGCGAGACGCACGGCACAGTTTCGGGCCAGCCCAACGAAAGCCACTTTGGAGTTACGCAGCCGGGCAACGCCCTCTTCGGCACGCTTGGCGTAGTCCTGCGAGAAGGGCTCGTTCGGGTGCCATAATCGTGCTGGAATGTTCATCGTTTCCACGCGACTCCAACGCCATACGGCTCGGCAATGATTTCGTGCGGTGCATTCTTAGACGCCACGAACGCATCAAAGCACTGCTGCAAGTCCAAGTGAGCCGGGTGCGTGATGTCGTGAAACACGACGGCACCGCCAGGCTTTACTAGCGGCCACACGTTCACGAGGTCAGCCATTCCGCCTTCGTATGAGTGGTCCCCGTCAACGAGCACTAAATCAAAAGCGTCGGCCCTCTCTGGCATCAGCGCCGGAATCGTGTCTCGGCTGTTGCCATCAAGAAATGCACGGCGGCCGTCAAAGTTGAAATCGTCCAGCAGTTGGTCAATGTGCTGGTGATTGCCCCGCCCGCTTCCGCCGTAGTCGTTGCCCCACATATCCGCAACCCACACAGACTGAAGCTCAGACGTGTTCTCAAGCACGACTCGCAGGCTGTCGCCGTCTCGCGTGCCGATCTCAAGGTAATGACGCACCGGGTAATGGACGCAGTGATATGTCAGGTATCGGTACAGGCTGGCGTTGCTCACGACACTCGCACGGTAGTCCGTGCCTCCTGGCCGTATGACTTTTCCACCACCAAGCGCCCCACCAGCGAGTCATCGCCCATCACGTCCTGCAGTGCGTCCAGCACCGCCTTAGCGATGTTGTCCACGTCGGGCCTGGGCAACTTCGGTGCGTCGGCCTTGACGCCAGCCTTTCGCATGTGCGACTTCGGGCGCTCAAAGACTGCATCAATCACCACGTTCAACACCTCGCCGGTTGTCGTGAGCCCAGCACCTCGAGCAGCTGCTGCGATGGCCTCGCGGTAGGCATGCACCGGGTGCTGCCCTGGCACGTACGCACGGGCGAACCCGCCCGCAGTCGAGACTCGTGGCCTTGGCTGCGGGACGGGCTGCCCGGCGACGGTGAACGACACGGCGTGCATCAGCGGTAGCGAATCACCGCGAACCAGCGACGGGCCACGGGCGAGTAAGCCACGCCTTCCTCAACGATGACACGCTTGCCGAAGAAGCAGCAGTTACGTCGGGCCTGCTCAGGCGTTGAGCCGGTGCCGATGCCCTCGTACTGGCCGCAGCTGCTGTGAACCAGCGAGCCACGGCGAGCGATCACGACGGCGTGATCCTGGGCACTGATGACAGAGCCACGACGAGCCACCACTGTGGTATCGGCGTGAGCCGAGACGGCGCAGGCCACGAACAAGCAAACCAGCAGAGCAATCAAGAAACGCATGCGAGTCCTCCTGTGACTGGGAACAAATCCACAGCCAGCAGGATGTCAAGCGTGTCAAGCGAGACGAGATATGCGGCAGATAATCCGCGTTAGCGCGGCAAGCCTACGGCTAGCGGCTGCACGGCGCTGACGGCTTGGAGATATACGGCCAGAAAAGAAAATACACGGGTCCGCGTATCCACTAGTTCTGCGGCTACTTGCCTTCGCTCGGCGGGGCCGGGAGTGGCATCCAGTGCGTCAGCCACCCTTCTATCTCGGACGGAAGGTCGCCGCCCCAATCAACCAGCCATCCATCTCGCTTGCCGGTTGCCCAGCGTGCGAAGCGGTCATGCGACGAGTACCACAATACTTCGACGCCTTCATCCGGCAGTCGCTCGCTCACCAAAATCCACTCCCCGTTCATATTTGCAATCACTCGCTTTCCGTTGGTTTTCCGATACGTTCGGTTCGCCACAGAACCAGCGGATGCAAGAGACGGCTCGGCACCGCCCTGCGTGTTGTCAGTGTTCATCGCTCGCCGCTCCTGATCCTGCGTGTTCTGTGGCTACTTGCGGCTCGTCAGCATCTCTCTCGCTTCGTAACACCCGCTCCCGACCGGCGACCCCTCCATGAGACGCACGGCGTTGTCAATCAGTCCACGCAGCCACTCAATCTCGTCTGCGGCGTGCGTTACGCAATAGTGCAGCATCGACGCTGAATCTCCAGCCTGCGGGGAGACAGCCGAAAATCCAACTCCGCGAAGCACCGTGACGATGTCTGTGATGTCGCCCGTTGCGTTCAGCGTGTCCTCGTAGCCTCGGCGTTCCTTTGCCAGCCCAGCCAACTCACACGCCGCCGCAATTGCATCGTCGCCACCGTTGCGGATGCGAATGTCGAGTTCTTTCATGTAGCCCATCGTTCCTCCTACGCCCACAGAACCAGCGGATGAAGCGGACGGCGAAGCCGCCGCTTATCCTGCGTGTTCTCAGTGATCCAGTAAGTGCTGCAACTGGCTTGCCTTGACCGTCCACAAGTCGCGCTCGTCCTTCGCTCGCCTCACCTCAAACCGAAGATCGTCAATCGTCTGCGAACTCTCCAGCCGCAGGCTTTCGATGAAAGCGTCTCGCTCGGCCACCTGCTTTTGAAGCCACGCCTCGCACGTCTCCAAGGCACGCACACGCTCCAGAAGTTTTTCGATTATCTGAATGTCGCTGTGTGTGTCCGTTTCTTGCCCGCTGGTGATCCTGTATTTGGCAATGTCGATGATGTTCATGGCGTCCCTTTGAGAACCACGCGATGCAGCGGACCCGCGATGCCGTCTGCCGGAATGGTAAGTCAGCCGTCGCGGGCCGCTGATCGTTGGCGTTCTCAGCCCAGCCGATCAAGCAATCCCCGAACCACTTGCCCCGTCCTCCACATCGCCCTATAGGCAGCGTCGGCCTCAATCGCCAGCAGCACCTCGCGCTCCTCTTCGGTGAGCGCGGGCGAGCGGTAGAGCGGGGCAACCTCGCTCCCCGGCTCTTCCTTCTGGCAGAAGATCGCCCTGTCTTGGATGTGAGACAGGTACGGGAAGTCTCGCCCAGGCAGCGTCACCCACCATGCCACCGGCCCGTGAGAACCAGCGGATGCAGGAGGCATCGCTGCCGAGTCCTGCGGTGTAGTTTCGTCACTCATGCGATACTCCTGATCCTTGTCGTTCTGTCACGCCACACCTCTAGGTTGACAGATCCCGTGCCGCCATTTGCTCACCTTGCTTTGCGTGTTGCACGGCTCCTCTCGCCGCCTGCTGTCGTAGTGCTTCTGCCGTACCACCCTGGCCCGTTGCTCAACCCAAGGCGACAGTGCCAGCCCGTCTAGCGATGCGGCATCGTCCTCTGGCGTCGGTGCTTCGGGCTCGTCAGCCGGGTGCAACGTCCTGCGTGGCAGCTTATACCTCTGCGCCCATTTAGTGACGGTGGAATAACTGACATTAAAACGCTTGGCAATCTCTGCAGTCGGAACGCCTTCGGTCCACAGCTGGTGCAGCAGCACAAGATCCGCACGCGAGTGGTTGCGCGATGCGTCGGTGACTCTCATGCGTCCTCCGCAAGAGGCATGATGACGCCCGTGTACGGGCCGCAGCGAAGAAGCACGCGGCTCTGAGCGTCCTTCACGTAGACATCGACGTGTGGCTCCTCGTCGCTCGGAAGGTTGGCCAGGAACTGAGCCATGAACTTCGGGTCAAGCTTAGTGCTCGCCGTTGAGCCAGCCGCGATCGTCGGGCAGATAACCCGGCTCTCGCCGTACTCGCTCGAGCGGCCCACGAGCACCAGCGTGTTGGCCGTCCACGTCAGCGAGATGCCCTTGCTCTGCTCGCTCGTCACGATGGCAGCGGACTGAACCGCCTGCAGCAGTTCCACAACGTCGATGACGGTGGGCTCGCCCTCAGCCTCGCCAACAACGTCACGCCACCGTGGATAGCGGCCGTCAACGAGCCGGCCCGTGATGGTGCAGCCGTCCAGCGAGAAGCGAATTTCTTTGCCGTTGGACTCCACCTGCACGCTGCCGTCACCCGTGGCCATGCTTGCCACAGTCGCCAGCAACCTGGCCGGCACGATGGTCTGCGAGGCGTCCACGGCATCGTCACTCTCAGTCTCGACGCACGCGAGCCGGCGGCCATCAGTTCCAACCCAGTGCTGACGCGAACCGTCTGCGGTTGAATCCACGTCAAGCATCACGCCGCCCAGTGCGTAGCGGCTGGACTCGGTGTCCGTGGCGTACGTCGTAGCCTTGGCGGCACGGCAGAACTGATCCGCCGGCAGGCGGCAGACAGCCTTGAGCTCGCCTGCGTCCCACGTCGGGAACTCTGCGGCGTCCTCGGTGGGCAGAGTCCACGAGCCAGCGCCACACTTCACGGTGACGCTGGACTCTTTCGGCACCAGCACCACCTCGTCGCCGCTCGCGGCCCGCAGGATGGCATTGAGCCTGTGGGCCGGCAGCAGCATCGTCTCGCCGTGGTAGTCGATCTCGCGGT